TGCGTACACCGCGCCCAGGGGCGCCGCGCAACTGCTGGGCATTGGCATCGGCGGCTCCCTCACCGGCAAGCACGCGGACATCATCATCACGGACGACATCGTCAATCTCAAGGACCGCATAAGCCATGCGGAGCGGGAGCGCACTAAAGCCGTCTACCAGGAGCTACAGAACGTCCGTAATCCGGGCGGGCGAATTATCAATACCGGCACGCCGTGGCATAAGGACGACGCCTTTTCCCTCATGCCGGAGCCGGAGACATACGACTGCTATAGCACGGGAATGCTCAACGAAAACCAGATCGCCTCCCTCCGGCAGAGCATGTCGCCCTCGTTGTTCGCCGCAAACTACGAACTGCGGCACATTGCCGTGGAGAACGCGCTGTTCACCACACCGCCAGTGTTCACGAAGGATGCAAGCAAGCTGCGGAACGGCATCGCCCACATCGACGCGGCCTATGGCGGCGAGGATTCGACGGCGTTCACCTGCGGCAAGAGGGACGGCGATACGCTGTATATGTACGGCAAAAAGTGGCACGCCCACGTGGACACCGTGCTCGATAAGGTCATCGCCGACTGCCAGCGGCTCCAATGCGGACCGATCATGTGTGAGAGCAACGCCGATAAGAGCTTCCTCGCAAAAGAGATCGCATCAAAAGGCTTTAAGGCCCGGACCTATACTGAACGCGAAAACAAGTACCTCAAAATTGCAGAGTACCTGCGGAAGTGGTGGCCCAATATTGTCTGGCTTGATGGCACGGACCCGGACTTCATCGATGAAATCATGGACTACACCGAGGACGCAGAGCACGACGACTGCCCGGATTCCGCGTCCTGTGTATGCCGCTGGTTCGACAGACGCAGAGGCACGGCGTATGTGTCGCCGTTTGGAGGATAACCAATGCTCACATTTCAGGACTTCGAAGCGGCTGTCGAAAAAGGGCGGCTGCTGAACTTTATCCGCGACGCCATCGAGCAGCACCGGAAAAGCGACGAATACGAGATCGCCGTCATGGCGGACGAATACGATGCCCAGCAGAACCGGACCATCGAGGAAACGGTGCGGCGCATCTACAGCATGGCAGGCGTTCCCGTGGAAGACTTCACCGCCAGTAATAACCGCATCGCCTGCAACTTCTTCCGCCGGCTACTTACGCAGCGCTGTACATACTCCCTGGGCAACGGAATCACGTTCGACACCGACGGCGTGAAGGAAAAGCTGGGTGACAAGTTCGACACGGACCTGTACAGCGCCGCGTATGACGCGCTGAAGCACTCGGTGAGTTTCGGATTCTGGAACGTGGACCGGCTGCACGTCTTCCCGCTAACGGAGTTTGTGCCGCTGCTGGACGAAACCGACGGCACGCTCCGCGCCGGCATCCGGTTCTGGTCGCTCGACTGGAAGCAAAAGCCCGTGTTCGCTGTGCTCTACGAGGAAGATGGCTATACAAAGTTCCGTTCGAAGGGAAAGGGCGGCCTTGCGCTGGAGGAATATGAGCCGAAGCGTGCGTACCGGCAGACCATCGCCCACACCGACGCCGGCGGCGACGAGGTCATCGGCGAGGAAAACTACGGCGCACTGCCCATCGTCCCGCTGTGGGGAAACAAGCTGCACCAGAGCGCCCTTGTGGGCATGCGCGCGGCGATTGATTCCTACGACCTCATACAGTCGGGCTTTGCCAACGACCTGACCGACTGCGCCCAGGTTTACTGGCTGATCGGCAACGCCCAGGGTATGCAGCCGGATGAAGTGCAGGCGTTCATGGACCGCATCCGCCTGGGCCATGTGGCGCTGGTGGACACGGAGAACAGCACCGTGACCCCGTACACGCAGGAGATTCCCTACAATGCCCGGGAGGCGTACCTCAACAGGATCGCCAACAGCATCTATAGGGATTTCGGCGCGTTCAACCCCGAGGATGTGGCCGCCGGCAACATCACCGCCACGCAGATCAACGCGGCCTACCAGCCGATGGACGAAGAAGCGGACGACTTCGAGTATCAGATCATCGAATTCATCCAGCAGATTCTCCGGCTGCAGGGCATCGAGGCCATGCCCCAGTTCAAGCGGAACCGCATCTCCAATCAGCTTGAACAGGTGCAGATAGTCATGCAGGAAGCCAACTACCTGGACGATGAAACCGTGTTGTCGCTGCTGCCCAACATCACGCCGGATATGATCGACGCTATACTGGCCCGGAAGGATGAAGAAAACGCCGACCGGCTGGAATTGGAGAATGAAGCCCTTCGGCAGGAGAACGACGCGCTTAAACAGCCCCAGGAGGAAACGCAGGAGGCATAACCCATGATCGACTACGGCACGCGGCACACCGACCTCGCGCTCAAGCGCCTGGAAGCCCGTCTGCGGACCGTATACCGGCAGGCCGAGAAGGACATCGCCGCCAAGACAGAGGACTTCTGGAAGCGCCACGCGGCCCGTGACGAGAAGTACCGCCAGCAGGTGGCCGACGGCAAGCTGTCCCAAGAGGACTACGAGGCGTGGCAGCGCGGGCAGGTGTTTCAGGGCGAACAGTGGGAAAGCAAGCGGCAGTCCATTGAAGATGTGCTGTACAACGCGGATTCCACGGCCCTGCAGATGATAAACGACGGGAAAATGGATGTGTTCACCGCCGGCGCGAATTACATGGGTTACGAGCTGGAGCAGCACGGGCGCATAGACACGGGCTTCAACCTGTACGACGGCCCGACCGTCACCCGCCTGCTGAAGGACGATCCGCAGATTCTCCCCAAGGCCCGCGTAAAGAAGGAAAAGGCATACGTCTGGTACAACAAGCTGGTCAACAACTGCGTGCTGCAGGGCATCATCCAGGGCGAGAGCATCAATGAAATCGCCGCGCGCATCGGCAGGACTACCGGCGAACGCACGGAGAGCGCCATGAAGCGGAACGCCCTGACCGCGTACACGGGAGCGCAAAACGCGGGCCGCATCGAGGGCATGAAGCAAGCCCAGCAGATGGGCATCGACGTCAAAAAACGCTGGATTGCCACGATGGATTCCCGGACCCGCGACGCTCACCGCGACCTCGACGGCCAGGTACAGGACGTGGACAAGCCCTTCAAGAGCAGCCTGGGCGACATCATGTACCCTGGCGACCCCAAGGCCAAGCCCGGCAACGTGTATAACTGCTTTGTCGGAGAAACGAATGTAGCTACGGATAGCGATATTATCCGCAGCTACAAACATGACTATTCTGGTGAGTTAATCACCGTCAAAACTGCCAGTGGCGTACAGTTCACCTGTACCCCGAACCACCCAATACTTACTCCGAGCGGGTGGGTCGCTGCGAAATGCCTTAATAATGGCGATGACCTGTTGATAGCAAGCATCGGTGAGGTCTATGCGCTGCGGATTAATCCACACGTAGATCATACTCCTTCCCGCATTGACGCAATTCATCAGTTTTTTGACATAACGGGCAGCAAGCGGACTGTAGGTCTGGGTGTGAATTTCCACGGCGATGTCCCCACATCCGATGTCGAGATTATAACTCAAAAACGGTTCTTGCGGAACAACGGGGATACCGGCTGCGCTGATGGCATCGATAAATTCTTGCTCAAACATACCAATGAATCGCTTGCGGGCAAGGGCGCGTTTATGCAGCATTTCAGGGGTATTTGGCTTGCCGCGCTTCGCTTTGTTGGCGGCTTCTGCGAGGCGCTTTCGCTCTTCGGGCGACGTGTGATTCATGCGGTTGTACATGGATTCAGACCGATTGCGAGGCGTGATGCCACTGTTCTTCAGGCGCAAGCCGATAGCGCGGCGGGCGACGTGCAATTCCTCCGCAAGTGCCTTGACGGATTTACCGGCAAGGTATTCGCTGACAATATAGTCAACATCGAGATTACGACGGTAAGCCATGTTCCTGTTTATAACCTCCAAACCGGCAACAGCCGTTATTTTGTCAACTCCATTATAGCACAAAATAAAGGAAAGTGCAATGGCAATTTTGCTATTGCACATAACTGCCACTGCGCCGTCGGCAGCGTCTACCCCAAATACCCAGCCGCCATGACCCGCCGCGACGCCGAGACGGGCGAAGTGGTGGGGGACATGACGTATAGGGAATGGGAGGCGATGAAGAAGGGGAACCCGATCCCGATCAAATCAAAACCGCCACAATTCAAAATCCGACATGCGGCGTTTACACCAGCGGAATCAATCAAAGAAGCTGAAGAGTTTGCGTTACAGTTTATGGGCTATAATGGCCGCGTATCATATCGCGGGCTAAGCCTGGAAGCGGCGAACGTTTGTAACCAAACGCTTGCAGACATGCGCGAAAACATCCCGGACTTTAAGCTATCTGGCATCGAGCCCATGAACATGCGCTCGAACATGTGGAAGGGGAAAACCGCGGATGCGGCATACAGATGGGGCGGGGACGGAAAACTGTATATCAACCCGACGTATTACAAGAATGTGAAAGCATACGAAGGGCATGTGGCAGAAATCGACGGCCTTATGCAAACGGTTCTGGCATCCGGGCAGGAACTCATCGATTCCGGCAGAGTTACAGGCGCAAAAGCGGATTATATCGCGGCGTTGCTCGAAACCAAGCGGCAGGCTGTCAGCCAATCGTATGATTTCATGCGCGGTACATTCGTTCACGAATTTGGCCATGCGCTTGAAGATAAATACATTCGAAAAGAATTGACAACAATGTACCCGAGGTTCGATGGCGTTAAAGATTTCCTGTCCCAGAGTCGCTCGACCTATGCAAAGCACATCTCCGGATATGCGATAGCTGACAACCACGAATATATCGCGGAAAGCTTTACAGCGTGGTGGTACGGCGAACGCGATAAGGTCGACCCGGTGATCTCCAAGATATTTGAGAAGGTGATGGGCGGATGATTGTCTATGATCCGTATGGAGAACTTAAAAAGATAGTCGACGAAATAAAAGAGATGAACACAAAAGCGGGTGAGAAGAAGTGACCGACTTCACTGACAACTCCGGCGCCGTCCTCTCCGCCGCCGACGCGGCCATCGCCCGCGCACTTGAGATCATCGGCGGCACGATAGAGACATATGCGAAGGAGCTTGTCGCGCCGCTCGGCCCCAAGGGCAACCCCATGAACCGCGCGATTTCTTCCCAGCTTCGAAACAGCATCACCCACATATCGGACGGAAAGACCGTGACCGTCGGCAGCAACCTACCCATGGCCGCATATGTGGAGCTCGGCACCGGTAGGGAATACCGGCCATCCGCTGAGTGGATCAACAACACCGTCCAGCAGGGGCCGCACTCCGGCCTCGACCGCTGGATTTTCTACGACGAACAGAAGCAGGAATTCCGCGTCGGCCTGCCCATGAAGCCGACGCCCTTCCTCCGCCCGGCGGTGGAGGAACACGCCCAGGAATACAGGCAGATCGTCGAGAACGAGCTGCGAAACGCTTAATTTCACACCGATAAATCCAGCGTCCGACGGGGCGCTGTTTTTATACCGTGACGTATTGTCACGGTTTCACAATATCCTAGGGTAGCACCCGTAACAGCGAGAAAGGATAAGCAACATGATTGACTTTG